GCAAGTTGATTGACGCCAACAACTTTTCTGATACGACGTTAATAAATCGCACGTTTGTTAAACACGAAGCTCATCCGCAAGGCAGCCTAACCTCCCGTAACCGCAACGATTGGATAATTATAGTTGATGAGTTTGGAACATGTCCAGACTGGTATACCAAAGACCCCCAGAAATGGGAGGCCATGACATGGCGTAAAGTGCTTAAATTTATCGACTTGGTCGAAAAGGATAAGTTTCTCGGTTCGCTTAACCTTGAGAACACCGGTGTAAAGTCTCTTGGCAAGCTTACTAGCGTGGGTGGTTCGCTTTTCCTTAGCGGCAGCAGTGTAACGTCCCTTGGCAAGCTTACTAGCGTGGGTGATTCGCTTAACCTTGAGAACACCGGTGTAAAATCCCTTGGCAAGCTTACTACCGTGGGTGGTTCGCTTTTCCTTAGCGGCAGCGGTGTAAAAGACTGGTCCAAATGCAAAGTAAGAGGCACGGTATATATTTAGAATATAATGGCCCGGTATGATCATGTATTTGAAGCAGGAGTTGTCCGGATGAACATGGACTGCAAAACCTGTCCTGAAAATTACTCCAAATCCCAACTGATCCGCTGGCTCAATTACAAGGTCTATATTTGCTATAAGCAGTCAGACAAACTATTCGCCAAGACTATTCTGGCGGGCAAACAGGGCGGCAAAACAGACGGTCGAAAGAATACTGCTTGGGCACTTCAATGGCGATTTGCAGGTCAAATATTGAAAGCAATGATCGAGGAATTACAAGAGGCTTGAGCTATTCGATCTCAAAGGAGTAAGATATGGTTTCTGCAGAATATGCAAAGAAGGTGTTGGATATGGTTGAGACATCACTGCAACCAAAATCTCTGTCGGATATGACCGAAGACGACCTTATTCAAAAGCAGCAACAACTCTATTCTCAGCGCGCGGATATAATTGAACGGTTGGCAGATATAAGCCATCAACCTGCTCAATTTGAAGCATGTGATGATTACAGTTGGTTTAGCATACAGAATCACACTGGCCATGAGCTTGAATTGCAGGATACCGACGGCAAACTAATTCTGTATTGCCACGCGTGCAAGCGCATAGTGGCGGAATTGGAAGGCTAATAATGAAGATTAGTCAAAGAGATTCAGCGATTATCGTAGGGATTTGTGTATTGCTTGCGTGGTTGCTGATATTGTTTTTAGTGGTGCGAGGCGGCGTGGATAGACACGCACGGTTGAAGCAAGTTAGCGCGGTTGCCGGTCTCGGTGAGATTGCTGGCCTCACGAAACAACCTAACCATTTGCAAAGAGAAGCCGGTCCTAATCCGGCCCTCGCACCCGTTGAACCCTCTACTGGGCGAAGGGTGGTTCTTCACAAGCGGGATGTTCCTGCGCCTCTTCGCCCACTTTATAACGCTATCCGGCAAGTAGAATCTGCCGGTGATGATTACGCTATCGGAGATGAGGGAGATTCGTTGGGCCCGTATCAGATTAGTTCGGCGTATTGGGCTGACGCTTGTGAGTATGCAGGGGTCCAATGGGACTACCATGAACTGGTCTGGTCACGGTCTCACTGCGAGCAGGCGATGTCGTGGTATTGGCAACGCTATGGAGCCAAGACAGACGAGGACAGAGCCAGACTGCATGTGGCAGGGCCGACTATGAAAGGCAGCGACGAATACTGGACGAAGGTAAAAGCAATTATGGAGGCGAACTGATTGAATCATCCTATTGGCCTGTCCGGCGGGGTAAGCCGGGTAAATTCCCTTGCGAAAGGTGAACCCCGTCGGCGGGTTATGAAAGGAGCGAAAATGCCAGATAGCCACACAACTGATATTGTCAGGGTAGATGTTCGGCAGATTATAGAACATGGCGGGCTCGATATCGTTACTTATGATGCTAGAGTCGTTCCAACGACTATACGGGGTTGTCGAACATTGCTGTCATCGTGTAGAAACGAACAGGAAACATCTGATTTTGAGATAGGTTGCTTCCTAGCATGGTGCGCGGCCAATAAATACGACCCGCTATTTCGCAAACAGGCTTATTTTATTCGCTATAAAAGCGGGGACCCCCCGTCATTTGTGGTCAATTACGAAGTGTTCGTAGACCGAGCCCAGAGACATCCGCAGTTTGATGGTATAGAATCTGGGGTGGTCTGGCGGGTAAATGGTGAAAAAATAAGAGGCAAAGCCTGTGATTATCCCCGTGATGATAAACATAAAATAGTTGGCGGTTATGCCATAGTCCACCGCAAAGACCGTAAATATCCTATCGATGTAGAATGCCCTTACGAAGAAATTGTCAAGACGGACCGCAACGGCAAGCCCGTCCGTTCATGGGCTCAGATGAATACCTGGATGATGGAAAAAGTACCCAAAGCCCGTGCGTTACGAGCGGCATTCCCCGAAGAACTTGCGAGCCAATATACTGATATCGAACCGATGGTTCCGCTGAAAACTACTAAAAACGCTGCGGAACTGCCCCCACGAGAGGAACGAACGGCCACGCCGCAAGTAGTAGCTACAACCCAAATTAACCCAGCCATAAGCGCAGTTACGGGGAAACTCCGGGACATGATGCTAGAGGTCGCTGGGGAAATTGAGATAACTGCGGATATTCTATATTTTGCAGCCGTGGATTTGGCTAAGCGAGTAGCCGACGAAGGTGTTGATATTGCTAATACCGATAATTGGACTGACGACTTGGCGGATAAATGTATCCACGAACTAGAGGTCAATGGATTAGACCCGCATTGGGTTCCCGGTGTTGTCCAGGGGACACCGGAAGTCGAAAATCAATAGGAATTACCACTAGGAGATAAATAATGCCCGATCTCTACGAACAAATCGTCGCCGCTGGCAAAAAGCCCAAGCCACAAGAGGTTATCAGAATAGATCGCAGCAATTTAGACGTTTATGCCAAGTGCAGTTTTTGGGCCAAAGCACAGTTATTGGCCGAGATATACGAGCGATGGGAGTGTAGCGGCGATTTGGACTATTCGGATCAGTGGTGGCTGAGTAAGTTTGAGCTAGAAGCCCAGGATATCCCCGTAGACTATCGTAAACGCCCCGATGCTGACGCTGACAGGCCCGCTAACGTAGGCGTAGCCTTCCATGCTGTTATGGCCGAGTATATCGACGAACTGCTAGCCAGCGGCGACTCACGCAGCCCAGAGGCCCTCTGTCAGTTAGCCGTGGCCGCCGATGCTCGTTATCAGCCCGAATTGCTGCATTTGGCCAAATTGACCGGAGCCCGGATATCTATTTGGCAGCCAAGCTATGTGGCTCACGAGAAGCAATTCAGCTATACGCTGGAGAGGTTTGGACCCAGGGGGGAGGACGTAGTGCTATCCTGCCGACCAGATTTGGGTGTCCGGGGATATGGCAAGGGCGAAATCAAGATAGTTGACTGGAAAACGGGCTGGAGCCGCAACTTCGGACTACAGCCTATGTTCTATAGTGTGGTTACATGGCGATATATAGAAGATGTCGAACAGGTTACTTGGCAGCCATTCTATTGTCGTAGGGGTTCATGGGGTAAGCCGTATGTATATAATCTACAAGACCTTGAGGCTAATGAGCATATTATCAAAAGTGCTGTCGGCCAGATGTTGACAGAGGAAGAATGGGCCCCGCAGCCAGGCTTTGAGCGTTGTCAGTATTGCTCTATAAAACATCATTGCAATGCCGAACGTCGTTATGCTGATATAGATACTGATCGCGTGGCCTTTGCTGGTGCCACTGAAAAAATGCAAGCAGAGATAGCGGATCGTATCAAGACAATGAAGGCAAATGTGGCCGCCAACGGGCCCATTCAAGTGGACGACCATTATTGGGGCGTAAATGTCATAAGTCAACGAGCTACATTCAAGCGAAATAAGGGTGAGCCTGGATATTTGGGGGAAGAAGAAAGCGAGGATGCTGATGAGTAGCGTATTTATAATCGAAGAAATGAGTAAAAAGGGAGCACCGGCGGTAGTGCCGAGATACTACTATGGGCTCAGCACCCACAGCGAAAAAGAAGGTCCGCAAACCACATCCAGCATCGCCAAGGCTCTTGCGATAGATGGTGCTAATTGGAACCTGGCGGCGGCGGAGCAGGATGCAGCCACATTGGAGATATTTACGGGTAGAGCGAATCGCGTCAGGGTAATACCACTGGGCCCGCCGGAGGCGCCCCCAAAATGATTAGAAACAGAGAACAAGCTGGGCGATTGAGTAGAAACAAAGGCAAGGCGTTCGAGCGACGTTGCTGCAAAGAAATAATGCCTTTGCTCACGGGCTGGAAATACTGGAAGCGTACCCAACGGGGCGATAAGCAGTATTTTGGCGACCTTGCGGCTTGCGACGAGAAAGGCATGGAGATAAAAGGCACAGCTTCCTGTATTAGTTGGTATGTTGAATGTAGGACTAGGGCTGTGCTGTCCGCCAAGGAAATACGGAAGTGGTTGGTAGAAACGAGACAGGCCGCCGAGGCTGCCGATGCGATAGAATACGCACTCATTGTCAAGCAGAATCACGGCCCGATATGGGTCTTTGGTGATGGTGATGACCGGGCTGAGATGTTCTAATGCAAAGGAGCTATGGTGTTATCAGAAGAATTACAGAAGATTCAGGACAGCAGGCAGGGCGTATACGGGCCGTGGGAATGGAACATGCTCGGCACAAGTGTACAAATGTGCGGGATGCTTGCCAACCGGCTTGCTGCTGCTGGAAAACCCTGTGCTGCCAAAGCGGTGATGGATTTGATGGAAGAAGGATTAATGAGCGATCTCGCTCCATTGTTCATGTTAGCTATTAAGACAAACCGCATAGCTTCAGGTAACTATGTCAAGGATAATTTTGCCGACAGCGTTGTTTACCTGTCCTTTGTTGAGCGGATGCAAATGGAGACTTTACTACGAGAGGAGTCGGCTAATGATTAAACCCGGAAGCACACGCACCTATTTTATACATCCGTTGACGGACGGCGGCAGGGCCACGCCTGAGCAGGTCCGGGATAATCTTATGAGTTTGGATTGTATCGTGCGGAATGCGTTTATCAAATGTCCACAAATACGCCCTGTCGTGCCACAAGCCCACTGGGCGTGCTTGATTGGTATTATGGACTACGAACAGGCCATGACCTGGTGCTACGATGAATTACAGACTTGTTCACTTGCTTTCTGGGCACAAGTGCGAGAGGGGAATAGGGCTGGGGAATTGCTTGTACCAACAGGAGGGGTACTGCGCGAGGTAGCCTGGGCTAAGGAAATGCAACGCAAGGAAGAGCTGGGCTTATTCACAGACCTGGCTCTTATGGCTCAGCACATAAGCGATTTGAACAATAATTAGGAGGTTTGATTATGGCAAAGAAAAAACGAAAGCGGTGCAACAATCTCATCATTATATCCGATACCCACTGCGGCTGTAAGTTGGGCCTGTGTTCGCCCGAGCCTGTCCCCTTAGACGATGGGGGCACCTACACAATATCCAAGGTGCAGCGAAAACTCTGGACATGGTGGGAGGAGTTCTGGGGTGAATGGGTTCCCAAGGTAACGAAGGGCGAACCATATGCGGTTGTAACCAACGGCGATACGCTTGATGGCGTACACCATGGCAGCACTACCCAGATAAGCCACAATCTTAGTGATCAGGCGAGTATAGCCGAGACCATACTAAGACCCGTCGTAGAACTATGCGAGGGGCGATTTTTTATGATACGTGGTACTGAGGCACACGTCGGCAAATCAGGGGCTGAGGAAAATCGGTTGGCTAAGGAACTTGGGGCCATTCCCAACGCGGAAGGCCAGCACGCCCGGTATGAGTTGTGGATTGAAGTTGGCAATTGTTTAGTCCATCTTCTACATCATATTGGTACAACAGGCTCGTCGGCGTATGAATCATCTGCCCCACAAAAAGAGCTTATTAATGCTTTTGCCGAAGCTGGGCAATCGGGCGCCGCAGGCTGGCAACTAAAAACGCCCTTTGCTTATCGTATCGCCGGGGCCAGACAAAGTCAACCACAGATAGGTGGTAGTTTAATCCGGCAAGGCGATGAGGATTACTTTACTCGGCACTTTGTTAAACGGTTGGCACGGCCCAAGGCGGAGATAGTGACGCTATGACCATGATAACAACGGCAGAATGGACAGCAGAAGTTGAGGAGATTGTGCAAGAACACCGAAGATGGTATGCCAGAAATCACTATAAAAAAGTCAGAGCCACGCGATCGCTCCAAACCCTACAATACTATTATGATCATCTCGCTGTTCGCAAGGCCCAAAAAAAGAGGTGGCTTCAGCGAAATCGGGACAAACAAAACGCTTATGACAGAAAGTATAGGTTGGCCAAGAAAGAAAAATGCAGATGCGGGCACAACAAGAAAGTGAAAGAAGCATAGCGACTCATTGCAAAACACAGCACAAAACTACGGGTATTGGTCTGAATTGTCAACTGATAAGGAGCGATAATGGCTAAGAAAGATCCGCGCAAAGGTAAGATACATAAAGTGTTATGGAATGACGCTTTTGCCAAATCCAGCATACGCATGATAGATGCTATGGCCGACAATAGCTTTGCCAAGCAGCTAACAATAGGCTATATTAGCAAGCGAACTAAGGCTATATTGCAAATAATGACGACCGTTGAGGATGGCGTGCCCCTTGAAGAGGCTGAATGCGACTATTTGAATATCCCTACGGGCTGGGTTATTAGCATAGAGGCGGTGGAATGAAAGGTCAGGACTTTGTTAGAAATTTTTCTTGATTTCCTGGATAAGCGGGGGTACGATGAGGATAGTATGGTTAATATTGGACAATATCCTGAATTAGCGTATATGACCCCGGCTTGGCGACCTGTATCTTGCCCGATATTGGCCATACTACCAGGCTGGGGTCTTTCTATGGAGAGATAGTTTGGCCTGGAAGATAACAGACTGGGAACAAATTGAGCCGCCTAAGCGGAGCGACCGCCATCCAACCGGAGCTATCAAGTGGTGGAAGTGTCCGACTAGCCAAAATCGGAGATATAAGCAGTTATTAGCCGACCGCCGTGGTATGGAAGTGGTTGCCGCTTGGTATGCCATTGTCGCGTCATGGGGTAGACAGTCCAAGGAGAGTCGGGATGAGGGCATACTTCGATCGCCGGGAGCCGGAGCCAGACCTGCTACCCTTCAAGAACTGGCCGTTGACACCATGATACCCGCCAAAAAGCTAGAGTACGCCATTCATAAGTTGTTGTCAGTGGGATGGTTATCGACAGTGGATGCCATTGGTACTACCGGCGACATACCAGAGGGTAGACAATGGTCATCCGAGACTAGACAAGACAAGAAAAGAAAAGAAAAGAAAAGAAGAGAAGAGAACCCCACACCCAAAATCAATTTCCGTGACCATGTTACTCTAACTCAAATCCAGAATGATAAGTTGTTCACCAAGCTGGGCCAGGCAAAGCTCGATGCTTGCTACGATAAGCTGGAGAATTATAAGGCTTCTAATGGAAAGAAATATGTTAGTGATTACCATGCTATTTTGAACTGGGTAATTGGGCAGGTGGAGAAGGATCAAGGTAGTGTCCCGAAATCAAACGATGAGATTTGGGACGAAATCGAGAAAAAAGAGGGTCAGGTATGAAAAATCACGAAGCTAGAACTCTTGTAAATTACTTGGTCTCTATGTTCCGCAGATGGAATAACAGCAAGGGCCCCAGTGAAGAAGAGCGGATTTGGTGGCGAGACCAGCTGATGCCGCTAATCGAGAAGGACGGTGCGGATATTATCGATGCTGTTGTCGCTTACGGTGGAATAAACCCCAACCGGAAAATAATGTACAGCAGATGCAAAGATGCTAGACGGGCCAGTGCGGAGTATATGCCTAGCACGGCTTTGCTGGAATTCAGCATGGTTTGCGTGGCATTGGATGATTTCAAGGGTGGTCAACTTGGGAATGTATATCGCTACTCATACAGACCGGATAAACTCATCGATCACGATTGGCATCAGATTGAGACTGATCTAAGCAAAGAATTACGAACCAAATTCGGCGGTTACTGGAAGATATATCATCATCGCCGCGAGGCACAGACAAAAATTAAGGAATTATTGGAGATAGGCTGATGAACAAGGAGCAACATAGGAAAGGAAAAACATGAACGACGAACGAATAGAAGCGGGTAATACGATGAGTTGCTTTCTTAATAAAGACTGGAGAGACTGGGCCGAGGCTGGCTATGACGCTGGCTATAACGCTGGTTGCCTTGATGGAGCCAAGGCCGAGCGGAAGAAAGTAATTGGAGACATAGTAGCGAGTATGAAGCAAAACTGGTATCTCGATGCAGACGGTAAGCGTGTGGTGAAGCTTGCAAAAATCATGTTTGTTATCAACAAGCTGAAGGAGGGCGAGAGATGAGCGACTTACAAGGCAAGTTAAGCCAGGCGGACAAGGATTGGCTGGCGGAGTTTGCGGGTGGTAGGCCAGCAGACCACGGCGACGTTTTGATCAAGTTATTGCAAGAACAAAAGAAGGCCGACGATGACTAACTCGATAACGCTTGAAGGGAAGGTATGTATTATGTAAATATGGCTCGGAAAATGTAGCAAGGAGTTACAATGGGTAGGCATAAAGAAAATCATATAGGCGAGCCGTGTAGTAAGTGCGGTGCGATTCGTACTGGTTGGCTATATCTGCCAGGTCGTACCGTATGCCGACCATGCAAATACGCCAAGGACAGAGCCACAGGCAGACCGTACAGAGGCCCGGATTATGTGCCTAAGCGTAGAAGACGGACTAATAAGGGGAAAATCTCGCAACGGCTAGCGCGTGCCCGTAAACTGAAAGCAGCAATGCATGGTGGAGATATCAAGGATTTTCTCTAATGGGCAAGGGTAGCAGACGCAGACCGGGGAAACCAGGAGCCTATGCCAAAGGCTGGATGAGGATATGGGGGAAGAAGAAAACCAGAGACCATTTTCTTGATATCAGGAAAAAGGCCAACAAAGCAAAGGAGCAACAATGCCTAAATTACCCGAATTAGACGAGTTCTGGAAAAATAGCTTCGGCTGCACGATGTCTGAGCTTGTTGAACAGGCCGACCACAAATCAAGTGCTCCCGAAATAGCCCTACTGTCAACTCATTATCGCTATTGGACGAGCCGTCTCGCCCTCCTCCAGGGCATCCAGCGTGGATATAATTTGGCTAAGCAGCTGACGGAGGATTAGCGGTTTCTCTCATTAGGGACTTTTTCGGAAAAAAGACTTGACATTTGAGTAAAAAACTATATGGTATAAGAGGATAGAATCTTGGGCGAGGACTAAATTGGCTAAACTAACGGCTAAACAAGAGCGATTCTGCCAGGAATACATTATCGACTGCAATGGCACGCAGGCTGCAATCAGAGCTAGCTATAGCGAGAAAACGGCTGGGGTTATTGCTTGCGAACACCTAAAAAAACCTAAGATACAGGCTAGAATAGCCGAACTTCAAGAGCGTATGGCTAAAGTAGCTGGATTAAGTGCCGAATATGTCCTTGAAGGCTATATGGATATCTATCAGCGCTGTATGCAGGCTGTACCGATTACAGATGCCAATGGCGCCCCATCTGGTTTTACATTCAACGCTGCTGGGGCCAATAAGGCGCTAGAGATGTTGGGCAAACACTTAGCGTTATTTGAGGGTAAATTAGCCACTGAGCAGAAGCAGGTGATCGAAATCGTCTTGAGTACCAGCGGCAATGACAAGGTAGACCCGTTGGCCGAACGGCTGACGGGAGTATTGGTGAGCGGGGATAACTAAGGAGACCTGAGATGACTGAAGATATGAGAATCGTGGGTTGTACGATTACAGCGTTTATCGTGTTATCTAGTGGTTTGTCTGTGGCTATTTTACTTGTAGATGGCTGGAGGGTGGCGGTGGCAGTATATGGGATTTTATTGGGCGTGGTGGCTGTTAGTGCTATTACAATGCTGGGGAGCCTATATTTTTGGGGATTATTATCATAATAAGGGCTGAGGATTGGCTATGACTACAGCTAAAAAGACTGCAGGGACCGCGCGAAAGCGGGTCAATCTGCACGCTGGACAGGCGCCTGTATTCCAGACCGACGCTCGCTTTATCGCCTTAATCGCGGGCACCGGCGGCGGCAAGACATATTGTGGTCCCTGGTGGCTATCCCGCGAGATTGCCAAGAATCCAACCGGGGTATTCGGCATTGGTGCTCCAACGTACAAAATACTCAGCAGAACAACTGTGCCGATGCTTATATCAGCTTTTCGGGGTACTACTCTCGAAGGTGAATATAAAAAAGCTAATGGCGAATATCTTCTACCTACCGGCGGTATTATCTACTGCTGCTCCGCTGATAATCCTAATCACTTAGAAGGTGGTGCGTATGATGCTTGGTGGCTGGATGAAGCTGGCCAGATGAAGCGGTGGATTTGGATTGTCGTACAGGCCAGACTAGGCTTCAAACAAGGACGTTTGCTACTGACTACGACACCCTATGGTATGAATTGGTTACATTCGGATATATATCTGCCTGCAAAGAATGGAGATAAAGATTACTTTATAAGCCAGTTTAGCAGTACGGCAAATCCTGAATATCCCAGAGAGGAGTTCGAGCGAGCTAAACGGACGATGGACGAGCGGACCTTTGCCATGCGATATATGGGCGAGTTCCGTAAAATGGCCGGGCTGGTGTGGCCGGAGTTCGATAGCTGGGTATGTCAGGCGGCTGAAGCCGTAGAAGCCCTTCAGGCTGCTGAAGGTGCCCCAGAATCGATTCGCTGGGTAGGGGGCATAGATTGGGGCTATAATAACCCATTCGTCGGCCTATCGGCGTTTATAGACCGGGACGACGTAATGTGGGTCTACCGTGAGCGGTGCCTTACTCGGACTCTGTTGGCCGAACATGCTAAGGTTTTGGATAAGCGGACTACCTACTATGCCGACCCGTCGGGTAAGCAGGAAATCGAGGAGATGATTAGCCTAGGCGTAGCTACTCAGGGTGCTAAGAACGACGTGGCTATGGGTATCGAGCGGGTAACGCAGCGTGGCAAGAGCGGGCGGCTGAAAATATCACCGGAATGCCGGAATCTGATATCCGAGGCCGAGACCTACCGCTACAAAGAGGATACGGACAAACCAGTAAAGGAACGGGACCATTGTTGTGATGCGCTTCGATACGCCATAATGGGTGCTGACGGTAGCCCGGAGCCGAAGATAATTACCCTGAATCTTGGGTTAGAGGACGGTGAGACAATGGACGGCGAGGATATCATGCTGACCGACGACCCTCGGTACTGGAGAGAGACTTGATATGGCAAATCGGATAAAGATTTGCCGAGATTGTGAAGGCATGCTCCCAGCGGGCGATTACTGTTATGATGATGATGATAATAGCATAACCGAATTAATTGAGGCCATGCTAAAGGATAACTAATATGGGTGTAATTAATTCAGCCGTGGCGAGCCTTGGGCATTGGCTGATACAAAGAGCGGGTGAACCTGTACCAGAGCGGGCACAATCACTTATCAGCACGCAGCCAGCTTCGCTAAATGAATTGTATTCGCAATATCAAAACCTCAGTCATGATAAACTCATAGCTCGATATGTGTCCTGGGTATATGCTTGTGCGAATATCAACGCGACTACCGTGGCCTCAGTGCCTCTACGACTCTACGTAGCCAAATCCAGTAAATCGCAAAAGATTAGAACTAAGACCCGCCCGGTTAGCTCAAAGGTTAGAGATTACCTATTTGCTGATAAATCATTTCAGACTAAACTAATCAACGCGGCGGAAGTTGAGGAAGTGCTTGAACATCCGTATCTGGATTTGATGGCGAACGTGAATCCGTATATGAACTCCTTCGACCTTATCGAACAATGGACGTTATATCAGGAACTTGCCGGTAATTGCTACACTTTGATAATTTATAACAGCCTAAACGTCCCTATTCAGCTATGGATATTACCCGCCCAATGGATGAAAATACTGCCGAGCAAGGAGAAATTTATCGATGGCTATCTATTCGGCAAAAATCCCATGAACCGCGAGCGATATGAACCGGAAGAAATTATACACATGAAATATCCAGACCCCGCTGACATATATTACGGTAAAGGTCCATTAGCCGCTGCTGCGCTAGCCGCCGATACTCACCAGGGGATGAGTGCCTACGAAAACACCTTGATGCGTAATAATGCTATTCCTGAAAATATTTTTGTGACAGAGCAAAATCTTACCGATGCCCAAATAACACGATTCAAAGATGAATGGAACGCCAAGCATCGGGGGCCAAGAAATGCGGGAAAGACTGCAATACTCCAAGGCGGTTTGGACATTAAGAATATCGCACTGACGCCGCGAGAGATGGGATTTTTGCAAGGCCGTAAAGTAACTCGCACAGAGATAGCGGCTATCTTTGGCGTGCCTATGAGTTTGCTCACAGTCGAGGATATCAAAAGTGCCCCGGTAACGGGTATGATTGTAGGCAATGTTTCTTATGCCCGGCGTACTATACGGCCACGTTGCAGACGTATCGAGGAGAAGCTAAACGAGCAGCTATTGCCATTATACGACCCGAAGCTATTCGTAGCCTTTGATAATCCTGTACCGGAAGATAAAAGGGCCGCAGCTGAGGAACGCGAAATCAATCTCAGAACGGGTTACACAACAATCAACGAAGAACGTCTTGAAGATAACCGAAAACCCGTAGAATGGGGTGATACTCCGATTATGCCTATGAACTTAGTGCCGTTAGGAACACAAAGCTTCTCTCCTTCTCTCTCAGGCGGAGATAGGACTGGTTTAGAAGCTGGTCCTACTCTCCGTTTTATCGACCCGGACGACTTGCCACCGCCACGAGATAGTCTAGCAGCTATACTTAGGCAGGTATTCCAGCAACAGAAGGCCGAAGTGTTGGGAAGTATGCCGAAAGCTGTTATTCAAGCAAAGGCAAAAGTGCCCAAGGTGAATGTCGACAAGTGGAACAAAGAGCTTGTGAAACGTAGCAAGGCGGACATGAAGAAGCTTTTAGCTGCTGGTGGCAAGCGAGGTATGCAGCAGCTTGGCCTTGGCCTTAGTTTCGATATAAACACCCCGGAGGCTCAGGCGTTTGTCAAGAAGCATAGCTTCAAGTTCGCCCAAGCGGTGAACAAAGAGACCAATGCCAAACTACAGCTACATTTTGCCCAGGGCCTTGAGGCCGGGGAGACTATGATAGAGTTACGCAAGCGAATCGAGGAGAAGGTGTTCGGCCCGGAGATCACCCGGAACCGTGCCGATATGATTGCCCGTACTGAATCAGCCAGAGCTATGATGGCTGGGACTGAGCAAGCATGGGGCGACTCTGAAGTCGTTGTGGCTAAAGAATGGAACGGTGCCGCCGATATGTGCGAGTTCTGCCAGGCCATGAATGCTCAATTTGGGCCGGGAACCGGCGGCGTATCTCTTGGCAGTACATTCGTAGATCAAGGCGAGACGGTAACAGGCGTAGACGGCGGCAAGCTGGGCACTGACTATGGGCCTATAAATTACCCGCCAATTCATCCGAATTGTATATTGCCGGGCCAAGCAGTAATAGCCCCTGACATTGTATCGGGATTTAAGGCTTGGTACTCAGGCGAAGTTGTCGAACTTACGCTTGCCGACGGCAGACAACTCGCCGTTACCCCGAATCATCTCCTCCTGACTGTCGATGGTTTCACCTCTGCGAAGTCGTTGTGCGAGGGCGACGATATACTCGATTGCTCCAGCTTCGAGCGGGTAGTCCCTAGTAACCCAAATGCACACTGGGAGCCAGCCCTGGTCGAGAATGTATTTGCGTCGCTTATGGAATCTCCGGGCGTGGAGATTACTAGCGTGCCAGTGGCCCCCGAATATCTCCACGGCGATGGGAGGTTCTGTAATGGCTATATCGATATTGTAGCGACCGACGGCCTTTTGAGGAATGCAAGAGAATCCGCGTACACGCAGCATGGCAATAGCTTTCCGCTCGATACGAGAGACAAGAAGACCTTTACGTTCAATGGTCCGAGCAATCTTACACCTATGCTTATCAGTCTGGCTAGAGCCTCTGATCGCATTATGGGCGGCAGAACTGAGTCTCCGGCGTTCAGCAGGCGAAGTCTGGCTCATGCGGAGGTACATAGCCTCGCTTCTCCCTCTGGGCTTGATTCCAGCAGCCAAGAGCCGCTTGCGGATAGTGCCGCGGTCCACACCAAAGAACTCCGCAGCCTTCTTCTCAGACATTCCAGCCTGATAAAGCCTAATAAGATTGTCTACGTCAATCGCTATTCTTTTACTGGTCATGTGTACGACCTCCAATCTAGGGGGACATTATACAGTGCCAATGGGGTTTTGTCAAGTAATTGCCGTTGCGACTTATTACCTGTAATCAAGGAGACCTGATATGTTACAAGGAGTTGACCATGAATGAGATAATCACAGAACGCCTACCGCTTGGCGAGGTAGACCAGCGCCGATGTGACGAGCTTGCAATTGAACGGTGCTGTAAGCCGTCCGAGCTTGAATTTATTCGCAAAGGTTTTGTGTCTGAATCTAAAGGCATGGATAGCGAGGAACGATCCAGCATCGAGCTTATATCGACGGCCAATACCGATAGGGATAATGAGATACTATTACCCAAGGGTGCAATGCTCCAGCACTATAAGAAGAATCCGCAGGTGCTCTGGGCGCACGATTATCGGATGCCTCCGATAGGTCGCTCTGCCTGGGTAAAAAAAGATTCCACTAAGCAAGGGCTATTAGCCAAGACTATCTATGCGACTACGGAGTTTGCCGAGGAGATATGGTCTCTTATCAAGGGTGGCTTTCTCCCAGCTCGTAGTGTAGGTTTTATCCCTATCGAAAGCCACGAACCGGACGACCGGGAGCTTGCGAAGCACCCGGAATATATTGGAGCCAGGCGGATATACGATAAGTGGGAACTATTGGAATACTCCGTGGTCCCCGTGCCCAGCAATAGAGAGGCTCTGCAAATGGCCTGCAGCAAAGATATTAGTCTAAGCATAGAGCTTCAGAAACAGCTTGGGCTAGATATGAACGAGGCTTTTATTAATGAGGTCGAGAAGGGCAGGCTTGAGAGAATTGGGCGCGAGAAAGCAATTTATGATTGTGAGTGTATTAAATGCGGGTATTCAATGAGTTCTGACAAACACTGCAAAGATTTGGCGTGTCCTGAGTGCGGCGGACAGATGAGAAGGGCCGAGAGGCCGGGGCCTGGGCAGGAGTTGTTTGAAATAGAGGAAAGTAAGCCCTATCCCCAGGAACATTCATGCAGACTTAAAAGTCCTGACCTATATAAGACTTGCCGGAGGACGAGCAGAACGAGCGACGGCAAGAAATATAGCGTCCTAACCTGTCAGAGGAAAGACGACGCTAGTAAGTGGGAAGAACAGGCGTATCGTTACGATAAGGAGGTTTGGACGGCTACTCAAGCCCGCGCGCACTGTAAAGAGCATGACGGTACATTCGAGGCCGCCAAACAACCCACAGAGCTAATAAGCCTGCCTAGCAAGGTCAAAAGCGTGATTATGGTCCCCCAGGTGCGGCAGGTGGTATTTGTTCCAAAAAATGTTCTTGACATACGGAAAAAAGTTGTTACAGTAGTACGTGAAGAGTTAGAACGAGCGAAGGGGCGTGTTTGATTGTAAGTTGACATGGACTAGAGATATCAGGTTTTGATGCTCACCTGGAGATAGCAGGGCCGCACTGGCCTAGAGCTATCAGGGTGGCCAGAACTGGAGATTATCAGGTCTAACGACGTGGTTAATCCCTATTCTGGAGGTGAGCGACAATGCAAATACTATTAGCAAAAAATTGGACGGATCCGGGTAGCGGTAAAGAATATATCGCCGGGACCGTTCTGGACGTAGACGACGCTGTGGCTAAGGATTTAGTCTGGGATGAGACGGCCCAGCGATACAAAGGCATGGAAGTCCAATCAGCAGAACAACAAGGCACAAAGAATACTGAAGGCTTCATGCTCAAGCTATCTGACGAACAGATGCGGACCATGATACGCGAATCAGTGGTCGCTGGTATCGAGGGCGCGACCGGCAAGACCAAAGAAGTTCGTATGGCCGAAAATGATGTTGAGTTTGCCAAGACAGGTGGATTCCGCAATTTCGCCCATTTCTTACGCGATATTTACAAAGCAGGCCCTGACGGTAGAAATAGTTCGCCGGAAATGAGGAAGTGGACGGAGTTTTACCATAGCAAACCAACTATGCAAGAAGGCGATGATGAACAGGGTGGCTACCTGGTGCCTACTGAATTTCTGGCAACTCTTTTGCAAAAACAGCAGGAAACGGCTACTATCCGTAGTCGGGCTACTTTTGTTCCTATGCGAACTAATTCGATTCAGATTCCCTACGTGGCCGAATCTACGCATTCCGGCTCGTTGTTTGGTGGAATCGTAATCTATCGGCCAGGCGAGGGCGCCCAAAAGACGCCATCTAAGCCAACGTTCAGTAGACTGCAGCTTACGCTCAAGAAGCTAGTAGGTCTGGTAGATGTTACTGATGAGCTGATTGAAGACAGCCCCATCTCGATACCCCCGCTTGTCAACGCCATGTTCGGCCAAGCAATCAACTTTACCGAAGAGGAAGATTTTATCAACGGTACTGGCGTAGGCCAAGCTCTGGGTATCATGGCATCAGGCGCTTTGGTTACTCAGGCTATTGAAGGCGGCCAACCAGCGGGCACTATCTGGGCTGCGAATATCACTAAGATGTTCTCAAGACTACATCCCCCGTCGTATGGCAACGCTATCTGGATGGCCAATATGGGATGTTTCCCGCAGTTAGCTCAGTTGAACATGGCTGTCGGTACGGGCGGCACCGTGCTTTGGCAGCCAGCTAATGGCCTTGCGGGCAAACCCTACAATACCCTAATGGGCCTACCCTTGATTTTAACTGAGCACTGCCAGGCTTTGGGCACAACCGGCGATATCATTCTGGTCGACTGGAGTCAGTATCTTATTGGCGGTAAGCCCGGCGCGGGTATTCAGACGGCAAGCTCCATGCATCTGTACTTCGATTATGACAAGACGGTATTCAGATTCGTGTTGCGTTACGATGGTCAACCTTGGTGGCAGACGACCCTAACCCCGATACACGGCGGAGCAACACAGACGATGTCTCCGTTTATTGCACTCGCCGGAAGACCGTAAATCTAACCGGGTGATAATACCCAGGAGGAATAACGTATGGCTAATTTACAAGACCTTGAGAAAAATATAGCTGTTGTCCATTGCATCAGTCCCTTAGACAATGCTGGTGCCGTCAAAACCGGCGATTATATTCACATGAAGAATTATGACGCTGTTACTTTTGTCTGTATGGTTGGAGAAATGGACGACGATGTTAATTTTACGGTCCAACAATGTACACAAGACGCGGATGCCGGGGCCGACGCCAAAGCGTGCACAAATGCGAAGACCTGCCTTTTTACTAATGGCACCGACGAGAATACAACTCAGGTACTTACGGTAAATGTGGCGACTGATATGGATGTTGATGGCGGCTTTGAGTGGCTCGAACTAGAAACAGACGATGCCGCTTCAACAAGCATGGTTTCTGCCGTAGCTCTATGTTACCGGGCCAGATACGCCGGGGCCACCATGCCGAGTGCTACTACATAATGGCGACTCCGCAGCAGCACACCAGGCACGTAGTTCTCAAGCCGTGTATCCATCCTATCGACTTGGCAGGTGGTCCATTCACCGGCGATTACGTGCACATGAAGTATTACGACGCCGTGTTGGTGTGCTGCTATACCGCAGCTTTGGCTGCACCTGAAAATATCATTGTAGAGCAATGCACCCTAGACAACGACGCAAATAGTGATGCTAAGGCAATAGGAACAGGCAAGACGATTGCGGCAGTAGCAAACAGCATAGAAACGGTTAATGTAACCGCACCGGAGCTAGACATAGATGGCGGGTTTGAGTGGCTCAAGATTACCAGCAACATAGGTGGTACAACTTATGGTTGCGTATTCATAGCCGCCTACAGATTCAGGTACGCAGAGCACCCGATGTTAGACCCAATGACTTAAGAGACGAGTCATGCAAATTAAAAACCGCGATAAGATGATGACAATGTCAAAGAATAAGGCGATAGCTTCGGCAAAGCGGAGAAAGAGGTTGCGCAAAAAGCGGACCACTTCGCTGAGTCGGACCTAACTACATGAAAGGAGGTTCGGAGCTATGGCTGGAGCAATTACTGGAACACATATTAAGTGTCGATGGGTAAACGGCATGCAGGAATTTTACGATGCCGCTACGTTTGAAACTGTGCACGTAAACGCACCCTTTTATTTTACAGATGATTTTGTGGGCCATGCGGGTTTGGAAGTAGGGGATATCGCTGAGACCTGGGAAATACTGGCCGTTGGCACTGGTGCTACTACCACGCCGCATATAATTGCGGGGACCGGTGCGGACGCTGCGACCGGGGTAGTAGAAATCATGGTAGACGACGGGAACAATGAGGCCCAGGATTCGGGTATTTATTGGGGCGACCAGACCGCCGTATCGGTCTATAACGATACTGTATTTGAGTGTAGGCTGGCCATGCACGTTATACCAGAGGCAAACACTACGGCTGTATTCGGCATGTGTGGACATCACAATCTGGACAAAGATACCGTGGCGGAAAGCGCCTGGTTCCGGCTTCAAGGTTCGGCGGCCTTGCTTGTGGAATCAGATGATACAACTGGAGCACATGAGAATGATGCTGTGGCAACCGGCATAACACTAGTTGAAGACGAATATCATATCTTCCGCATCGACTTCGGCAATCTCTCGGACGTTAGATTCTACGTAGACGGGACAAGGGTGGCTGGTGCTACAACCTTCGATATGAGCGACCTGACGGCAACCGAGGCCATGTTCCAGCCCTATTTCATGCTTGACCATGCAGCGGTTGCCGAGAATGGAAGCCTGTACATCGATAAATGCAGCATCTGGGGCGCACGCTCGACTAGAGTATTAATCTAATAGGAGGACAGCAGTATGAAAAACATTAAACTTCTAAAGGCATGGGGCCCACACATGCCTGGCGAACGGGTGGTCGTCGAGGATAAAGTTGCCACTGTTCTTGTCGGTAAGGGTATAGCCTTTGATGCTACCGCCCCAGTTCCCGAATCGGAAGCGTCGCCCGTTTCGGCCAAGCTTAAAGCAGTTAAGAAAAAGGCTAAGCGTAAACATCCATTACGAAGGAAAGTGCTATGAAGGTCAAACTGTTAGTTGACTGGGCTGGTAGACAGGCAGGCGATACTATGGAGTTATCCGACGCTAAGGCTTTGCGGGTAATTGCTACCGGCCTAGTCGAAAAGGTCAAGGTGTCGAAGAAGAAGTCTAAATCAAAGGAGCAATCTGATGTCAGGACTGAAGAAACTTCTGGAATCTAAGCGGGCCTGGGCGGCTATAGCTACGTTGCTAATATGTATAGCCGTCGAGATTTTCAATGTCCCGGAAGAAACGGCTGAGATTGTTGTTGATACGGTCGTCAAGTTGGGCATCGCCCTGATTGCCGGTATTACTGTTAGTGATACAGGCATGGCCCTTAAAGGCAAGAAGACGGAATAACCATCTTTTCTATTAGGGCCGATGTGCTTATCTCGTCGGCCCTATAGGGTGGCTATATGAAAACATTCGCCATATTATGTTTGCTGGGATTGCTATTGGTAGGTTGCTCGCCCGTAGCCTCTCTGCTCCGTGGTGCCGCTGACGGTATCGACGGGATAGATACAAGGCCGGATGACGACCCTGCACGAACTGAACCTATTAGCAATCTGGCGTACGCTGGCGGTGGCTTGGCTATGCTGGTATTAGGTAGCCTGCTTGGTGGCAAATTTGTCCTGAGTAAGCGAGTAAAGACATGAAATCCTGCCCACATGATATAGCAGCTTGGCGGTGTACTCATTATTTGCATTCTATGGGTGGCGGTAAACTATGTCGAGATTGGCGGAGATTCGATTTGAGCGACGAGCAAGACAAAAGATATTGTGGTTCTTCGACAGAAACTTGTAAGGGATACAAAATAGACAAGCGGTTCAAGAGAATACCGAAATGAGTATCTGGAAACTAATGGCAGGGCAATGGGGACCGAAGGCGGGCGATTATGATTTTATACATATAGATGCAATATCAAACGCTTTACCTGTTATAGAATCCGAGCACCTCAAAGTACACGAAGAGCGTTCGTTCCAAGCTCATTTTGATAACATAACAACTAACAACGACGATCATCGAACGGCGATAGGCTTCACAGTTCCTGATACAACTACTTGGATTCATCTAGTACTTAAGGTTATGGCGTCGCAACCTGCCGAAGTGTTCTTTGAGGAAAACCCCACTATAGATAACGACAAAGGGACCGAGCAGACGATATACAATCGTAATAGAAACAGCGGGAATACAAGTATCGTAAAACCACTTACTACCGCAGGGACTGCCGGTTCGATTACGACGTTCACCGAGGCTCAGATTGTTGGAGCTAATTATACACCTGGAACGATACTAACCCATCACCTATTAGCGGGCGGCGAAGGGCCAATGGCTGTTGGCGGCGAAGGCAGAGGTGCGCAAGAATGGATACTGGATCAGGGTGGTAAATATCTGATTCGTATGCAGAACATCGGGGCCAATACAAATCAGCACTGTCTGGACCTAAATTGGTATGAGCTGGTGAATAAACACTAGGAGTAAACAATGCTTAGCAGGATATACAACGGCGGCGGGGCTAACAACTCGTTGTTGGACGCGGTAACGGGGGCAGCGTGGATTGCATTAGACCCCCGGCCTGAAGTTATATACACCGGCGATTATGAGAATATCGCAATCTGGCTGATGAACGAAACGGCGGCCTCGGCTTGCACCCTTGCCCTTATCGAGCATACCGAGCTTGTGGGAACGCTGGCAACTGTAAATCGCGTAGTAGAGGGCAACTGGAACAATGTCGACCAGACAGCAACGACCGATCGGCTAGTCTGGGGCTTGGTTGCGGGCACGGAGCGGGCGGCGAAGGGAATAGCCTGCATTAGCATAACCCCCAACGTCTACCTGAGTATAGTCGTTTCGGATAACTCCGAGGCGGACGAGACTTGGTATATGCGATACAGCCTCGGTCATGCACCGTTGGCCAACTATTACGATTAGGAGCGAAACATGCTTATGCAAATATATGACGGTGGCGGAGTTACCAATGCTCTACAGGCAGGCGCGACTTCAGCAGCCTGGATTGCCCTGGGAACTGCACCGGAGGTCATATCCACGGGCGATCATGAAAATATCGTGTTATGGCCCATGAACTCTACAGCCGCCCAAACTTGCACCTTGGCTCTATGGGAACACACGGAATTGGTCGGGACTCTTGCAACCATCAACAGAATGACAGGCGTTGCCTGGGGCGCGAGTGACCAGACGATTACAACGGATAGGGTTACCTGGGGCTTGGTAACGGGAGTAGAGTATGCGGCTAAGGGTTTGGCTTGTATAGCGGTAACCCCCAACACATATATTAGCATAACGGTTGGGGCAAGCTCGGGCGGTACTTGGTATTTGAGATATAGCCTGGGGCACGCACCTTTGGCGAACTTCTACGATTAGAGGCGATAATGGAAATACCGATAGACAGACCTTTGATAGACGGTCGCAATATCCGTGATGCGGCTACGCAGAAAGTACCAGCAGCGAATTTTGTAGTTACACACAATAATCGTCGTGTGTTATTGCTGACTTGCGGCGATGCAAATGAAATTTCTGTTGCGCCGCATATCCAAGCAGGTATTCGAGTTGGCCAAAAACTTACCATTATTGCAGTCGATGATGCTAATGAGATCAGGGTCTTGAGCAGCACCGCAGGGGGGGGCTTGACTAAACTTAATGGTAATTGGCGAATCGGCGATACTTATGGAGAAGGTGCTTGGCTTGAAGTTGTCTGGGATGGTACTTACTGGCGAGAAATTGGCCGAGGCAATGGCGAACTGAATGCTTCAGGTGTATGTGCCTATGCGGAAGGCTCAAAAACTCAAGCAATTAATTCCTTTGCGCATGCAGAAGGCGAAGGAACACTTGCCAGTGGTGTTCGCACTCATGCCGAAGGTGGCGGCACTGATGCGATTGGTTCGTATTCTCACTCTGAGGGTTTCAGCACTACAGCTTTGGGGGATTTTAGTCATGCACAGGGGAATCGGGCTATAGCTGCTTTATACGCCGAACATGCAGAAGCTGCTGGGTATTTTGCCGACCAGGGCGATTGCCAGTTTAGCAGAGTAATCTTCCGCTCAGTTCCAGCGGGCACAACCGACGCCACGCTAACAGAATTGTTTCTCGACGGGAATGACGACGAGCTGACTATTCTCGATGAGTACACTTATGCTTGCACAATAACGGTTGTGGGTAGACAAGATACAGGTGTGGATAATTTCATGGGGATTTATCACGCACTAATTCAGCGTACCGGCGGTGGCGCACCTGCCCTTGTAGGTGCGGTAGATATTGTCTATGAAAACAACGCAGGCGGCTGGGGTGCTGGTGGCGGCTTGCCTGTATCCATTCTAGCGGGCGCAACTAATTTGGAAGTCTGGGTAGAGGGTCTAGCCGGGCATAATATTCGATGGGCGGCGACTGTGGAAATGATTCGAGTAGGATTCGCTGATTAGGAGACTGATATGAGCTTAGTTGATATTCACATACCAGAAGAAACGATAACTGATAAGGCTAATAAAATCCGCGAGAAGCTGGGTGGTGTTATTGGAATTGCTGATATTCGCCTACAGGAGATTCGTTATCTTGTTCGCAGATATGGACGGCAAGCGATTGCAGCCGAACTTGGTGACGATGCTCAAGCAATGTTGACTGTGTATACTAAGCTCAAAGAAGCTATCGAGGCTGCAAAAGAAATTCAAGTTGAGGACTTGCCCTAATGGCTAAGAGGTCTAATACAGACGGCATTGAATATACAGATACGCCGGTGGTATTTGTAGGGTCAACCGCTGGACTTCCGTATGCTGAAATATACACCAATGATAATGCTGTGGCAAAAACAATCCCAACAGGAGCAGGTTGGACTTTAATGGATGGAGCAATGGCTAATGGGGCCTCTAATAACTGTACGGCAGACGGAGCAAATGCAAAGATTACAACGGTAAAAACAGGTGTGTATAAAATAGTCGCAAGATTCAGTGGAATTGTAGATACGGCAAACGTAGAAATTGAGGGCGCTATATTCTTAGACGGAACAAAGCAAGATAGTTTGGTCTGTAAAAAAGAGTTTGTTGCCGCACTTAAATCTTGTAGCTCGACCATTGTGGGCCTAATTGATTGTCCGGCAGCAAAAGACATAGATTTCAGAGTAAGGCATGACGACGCCGGAGATGTAGATTTGACAATAATTGACGCAAATATCAACATCGTTCAAATAGGCGGCACATAATGGCTGACGAGATAAGAGCTACATACGATACGGGATTCACGCTATACGCCCTGGCGTTCAACGCGGCGGGGGAGGTATGGAATGTTGCTGGTGGCAGTGCCAACAGTTTTACGGCTTATGCCGCCGCCGACATTGATAATTACGATATTCCGTTGGGCGAGATTGCAGTGAACAGTGGACAATATAGAGCAGACTGGCCAGTTGATGTGAACATGGTCGAGGGTATTTATTCTGTAGTCCTATTCGAGCAAGCCGGTGGTGCCCCCGTTGTAGCCGACGATGAGCGGATTGGCGAGACTGGCACAATGATATGGGATGGTGGTTCGACCGAAGTGGATATCTTTGAAGTTATGGATATTGTTGAATCAACAATAATGGGGCCGGATGGCGACGACTTGACAGTAATCTCCGATCAAATAGATGGCGTACAAACAGATGCGACCGCTATCCTGCTTGACACTGGGACAACCATTCCGGCCTATATTCTGTCAGACGTAATAGGTGCAAGTGGTGATACGCTTGAAACTCTATCGGACCAACTAGATGTCATTGGCACAGGTTCAGGTGTTACTGCTGAAACTTATACGGTAATTGATTCAATAACCGGCCTGCCGATTGATGGGGTCCGGGTATGGTTAAGTACCGATTTGGCGGGCACGAATGTAATTCGCTTAGGTCATACTAATGGACTAGGCAAAGTTACATTCCATCATGACCTTCCTACCGGCACACCTATTTACGTATGGCGTGAAAAAGCGGGCTATATATTCGTGAATCCTGATACGGAGTATGCGACGTGAGAATCAATGTTTTCAAAAGAGAAATAAAATAATTTCGGAGGTAGTGTCATAATGGCTTGGGACGGCGTAGGAGCACCGATAGTTGGAGTAAGCCACGATCTTACGACTCTGGCGAACGCCAAAGAGTATCTACGGGCCGGAGATGATGACGATGCGCTTATCGGTAATCTTATAGACCGGGCTTCGGCTGAAATCGAAACTATCTGTGGTCGATACTTTAATTCTACCAGCTATGCGACTTGGTATGACGGCACGGGCGATCAAAAGCTCTACCTGGATCACTGGCCGGTAACAGCGGTAACTAGGGTAAGTTCCGGCAGGCTGAATGTTCTGGGCGTCCGATGCAGTTCGAGCACTGTTACCCATGCTACCGCTAGAGTTACTAGTAGTGGGCTAATCCTAATCCATACAGACAATACCGGTACTACAACAACTACTTTGTCATTTGGCACATATACAACCTTAACGGCCTTGGCTGCACAGGTAAATGCTGTGGGCAGCGGTTGGAGTGCGTTGGACCTTAGTTACGGTGATTATCTAACGACGGACCTTGCCCAAACTCCGGCTCTTTATTGTTTGAATAGATATGCTTATTTGCCACATCCACAGAAATCGCTAAACGATTATGTTTGGGATGGGGATTCAGGCAGGCTGTATTATACGGGTGGATTTGTTAAAGGAATCCAAAATATCTATGTTGAATATACCGGTGGTTTCACAACAATTCCATACGGCGTTGAGCAAGCCTGCCTGATGCTTATAGCCTATTATTATTTCGGGACAAATAGAGACCCCGGTCTACAATCTGAGAAGCTAGGGGATTATGCCTGGTCCGCTAAAGCTGGTAGCACCGAAAGTTTCCGCAGGGAACTTCTTAAACGCCTAGAACAATTTATGAGGATTTCGGTATGAGTAACGGGGATTGTGCACAAGGCGCGTCGAATGAAGCGAGGATTACTGGGCTGGAGGATAACTTGGCTGCCTTTCGTCAAGATTTTGCTAACTTGAGAAAGACGATTGAGCAGGCGCTGAAACGACCCGGCTGGCCGACTACTGTACTATTGTCGATCCTGTCGTCGGCTTGCGTAGGACTAGGCGTAGCCCTGGTCAGCGTACTAAGAAACAGTGGAGTTTAGATGAGTATAGACAGCCTGACCGATAAGACTATCACGGTGCAACGGGCCACGGCAATAGTATCCGAAGCGGGTGCGTATGAAGAAGTGTACGACACTCTTACAACCGCCAAGGCCCGAATACAGCCGCTTACAGCAGCTGAACTAGTCAAGCTGGGCCGCGAGGCTACGGATATAGGGATACGGCTCTACTGTGTACCGTGTGGAATACAGGAGCCGGACAGGATTGTATATGGCAGCAGAACATTCGAGGTAGTTGGTGTGCGGGATATAGACGAACAAGGCAGGCTATCGACGGTAGATTGTGTGGAGATTCTATAATGGCTTCTGGCATGATATGGCATGGACCGAAAGTGGCCAAGGCGATAGATACGGGATTGCAGAGGAATCTTACTAAGGCCGCTTTGTTTGTAGTTCGTAAGGTGAAACAGAGCCTGACTAAAGCAGGGCCGACTAAGACTCACCCCAGCACTCCGGCAAGCTCACCTGGCGAGCCGCCACACAGACGTACTGGCAGGCTGGCCCGGAGCATTACCCACGAGGTGACCGCTACAACTGCAAGGGTGGGTACGAATGTAAAGTACGGCAAGTTCCTTGAGGTAGGCACGGGCGATATGGCCGCCCGTCCATATCTAAGACCGGCGGTATATAAGAATCGCAAGCAGATAAAGAAGCTACTTGCAGGAAAGATAAAGTAGATGGATTTATTTACGGCAATTCGTGACTGGTGGATGGCGGACGCGGCGCTGGTAGCTGCTGTGCCCGGCGGACTATTTCTTGCCCAGGCCCCACCACAAAACATTGGCAGTCGGCCAATAGACAGACCGTATGCGGTTATGGTGGACCTTGGCAATAGTTTCGAGTTTACTTCCGGCACACCATATATCGACACCCACGGTATACAGTTTAGTATTTTTAGCACTACACAAGCTACGGGCGAGACCGCACGTGCGGCGCTGCGAGCGAGATTTGACGCTCAGAAAATTGCTATCGCCGGAGCCGCTTCTTGCATAATGACTCTGCCGGAGGCTGAAGAGATTACTAGAGAAGATGATAATATCTGGCATACCAGAGTTGATTATCAGATACAAGTGCATAGGACTTTATGATGTTTTTTTTGAGAGGATTCTATTATGGCAACTTCATTAGCAACCAGTTTGCAGTTGATGCTGAAAACTACATATGGAACTACTAATGGGCACATGTCTACGGTAACTGATGTAATAACTAAATCGATTAGCGATTTACTTGCTGATGGCGATGATCGAGACCAAGCTGAGTGTGTATGGTCGGATAGCTTTGCGGCGAATCCAGCAGGCGTAATATACGACATATTCGGAGGTCTTACCGATGTATATGGGAACACTCTGAGCATGAAGCATATAAAAGGATTACTCATCCATAATACGTCTATCGTGTCGGGCGAATATATAGATGTATTCGGTTCAGGCGCGGGGCTCACTTGTTTATATATGACCGGCGATACGGATGAGGTGCGGGTATTCCCCGGCGGTATTCTGTTCATGTGGTCCCCTGGAGCCGGGGCAACCGCTGACTGCCCTGTTGCTTCAGCCGGTAGTGGAGATGAGATTAAAATTACCGCTGCCGCTGGCACTGCGCCTGTAATTGAGATGATTATTATCGGCACGAATAACTAATAAATAAGGAGGTATAAACTATGGCAACTTCATTAGCGACAAGGTTGACGTTAATTTTGAGTACTAGCTACAAGACCACGGATGTCGATCTGTCCGAACCGACAGCCACGCTAACCTATGACTTAAGCGATGCGCTTGCTAATGGGAAAGGGTTAAATAAGGCGGAGTGCATCTGGGCCGACGAGGTAACGGTAGACGATGGCGGCTTTACCTTCGACTTTTTCCCTATCGGTATTGCTGATGAGCCCGCTGGCCCTGTCGCAAAGACGGACGCCTTTGGGACAGCCTTAAGCATGGACCAGCTCAAGGGAATACTCCTACACAACACATCTACTGCGACGGGTGAGTATGTTACTGTTGGCGGTTCAGCGGCTCAGAGTCTTGCGTTGTTTGGAGCAGACACCCATACGATTAGGCTCCAACCAAACGGCATTTTCTTCTGGTGGGCACCTGGCGCGGATGCAGATAATTGTACTATCGGGGCTGGGACCAATGACGAGCTTCTGCTTACGGCGGCTGCCGGAAAGACACCTACGGTTGAATTCGTGTTTATCGGTGAGAATAACTAATAAATAAGGAGTACAGACAATGGCTTTTTTTTCTGGAAAAAGTGGATATCTTGACGCCGGCGGCACAACTGTCGATGTAACTAACTGGACTGCTGAGACTACCTGCGATTTAGCAGAAACATCTCATAGCGGCTCGTCCGGGCTAAAGACTTTCGTACCCGGCCTTCGCGGCTGTACCGGCACGGTAGAGCTGAACTGGGACGCTGCGGCTAACCCGCAAGCAGCTGCTCCAGGCTTAATTGAAGGCGACACTATAAGTAGCTTTGTCCTCTATCTCGAAGCGGGGGAGGGTAATTTAGATATCGACAATGCGATAATCAATAGCGTTAGCTATTCAGTACCCGTCGATGGTATTGTGTCTATATCGGTTAGTTGGACAGCTACAGGTGCGTGGACTATCCCGGCTGGAAACTGGTAATCTATTTAGGAGGCTATTATGACGAACCTACCAGACATGGCGGGCGCTGCTGCTGAGATACAGTTAAACGGTTCAACGTATCGCATGCGCCCACTAACAATCGATGACTTTGCGGAGTTCGAGCGCTGGGTAGACGATGCGCCTATCCGGCAGGCCGCACGCAACTTAGATAGTCTGACCCCAGATCAGCAGATGAAGTTTTTACAGCAAGCCCAAGATGCTGCAACTGCGGCATTACTTGAAAGCCCAGACAAACGGCAGGACCGGATAACTTCACAGATGACTAGCATAACGGGGATTAGCTTTTTGATATGGCTAAGTCTTAGGCGCGAACAGCCGGAGCTTAGCTTAGAGGCGGTCTCACAGATGCTCACCTTAGATAAGCTGCCTTACGTTCAGCAGCGGCTTGATGCGATAAATGGATTCAGCCGCCCTTCTCCAAAACGGGTCAGCAAGAAAGCTCCTCGCAATCGCAAAAGCAAGAGCAGATAGACTGGCCCGAATTGTATAAGGCGCTCATGGAGGCTTATCAGTACACGCCCAGGCAGATAGGTGAGTTGACTTTCCTGCAGCTTCAGGCAATGAGCGGCAAAAGCAAGCCCAAGGGTATTAGTTTAGCAGAGGTCAATCGTCGCGTTGCCGAGTTCCGTGAGCGTAAGGGTATGACATGAAACTAGCCGAAGCCTATGTAGACATAACCGCCCGCACTGGTAAGTTCATGCGCGGCCTAGCGAATGTACGCAATCAGATGAAGCGGGTTATGAGCGGCATTGCTCAGATGGCGAAACGCATGGCTGTTCTTGTGGCGGCATCTGCGGCAGCGATAGTACTTGCGATGCGAAAGGCTATCCAAGCTGCCGGAGATATGCTCGAAATTCAAAGCAAGTTCAATGTCGTTTTCGGCAAGCACAGCAAGGCTGCGGATAGGTGGGCCAATACTTTTGCTAAAGCAGTCGGCAGGGCTAGGCAGGATGTAAAACGATGGATGTCGGGGATACAGGACATTCTCGTGCCGATGGGCCTTGCCCGCAAGGAGGCAATGGGGCTTTCACAGGCTATCGTGCAATTAGCTGTAGACGTGGGATCGTTCAGTAACGTTGCCAGCGAAGATGTGCTTAGGGACTTTACATCTGCCCTTGTCGGCAATCACGAGACTGTCCGTAAATATGGTATAATGATAGATGAAAACAAGATGAAGCAGGCGGCTTGGGCTATGGGGTTAGGTAAGAATCTCAAAGCACTTACTGCGGCCCAGCGATTGCAGGTTAGATATAATATCATAGTGGCTTCTTCTACAGACGCCATGACGGACGCTACAAGAACTGCTCTAGGTTATGCCAACCAGATGCAGCGACTACGAGGTAATATCAAAAACGTTGCTGAGACTATCGGCAAGTCTTTAATTGGCTCGGCTACTCGCGGGCTAATAGGTTTGAATAAATGGATTGAAAAGAACGAGCGGGCGTGGGGGATATGGGCACAAAAAGCGGTGGTGCATGTAAAATACTTCGCCGGAATCCTAAAGAACTTCTGGCAGGAAACAGACTTCAAAGGCAAGTTCCAGGCGATGATAGATTCGATTCTGATTATGCTCAAAGCGTTTGTTAGAGCCGCTGCGGTACTTGCTATGGCCGCCGGTAAGGGAATAGTAGTTGGTATAGAGAGGGGGATAGAATCAAAGCTAGATAGAATTACTGGTGGAATGAGAACAGAATATATAGGTAAACCTAGAGGCCTATTCGGAATGTTAGGCCGCGAACTGCGCACAGTATCTAAAGAGGAAGTGGCTCGGCGTAGAGCTAAAGAAGATGAGGCAATCGTAAGCCCAGCTTTTGCCGAGGTAGCCGAGATAATGGCCGAGGCTATGGGGAAGATTAATAACTCGATGTCCAGCCAACTTAGTTTGTGGGGTAGAATGAAAGAGGAGCAGTTAGGGCTTATCCGACAATATAGATTATGGTTTATAGAATTAGCCCCGGCGGTCAGCTTACTCGAAAGAGCAATGGACGGTTTTAGAAAGTCGTTGGAACGGACGGAGCCTGCGGTCAAGAAGTCATTGGGCGCTTGGTGGAAAGAAGTCAGCGATGCTTTTAAGGTAGTATGGGGTGAGGTAAGGATAGGCTTTGCACAAGCTCTAGCAAAACAGCCTATACCTGAATGGGCAAAAGCTAAAGAAAGACCCACGCCGGAATTCGTCGGTCTTGAGGAGGCATGGAAGAGGGTACAGGTTGCGGCGTTTGGTAAAATATCACCGGAGAAGATTCAGCAAAATCAACTAACGGTAATGAAGAAACAAGAAAAGCATCAACAGAAAACTGCATCGGGCATAGGCACGCTCATTGATTGGTTTAAGTCTGCCTCCCCCTGGGCATTGCAATAGGAATACATTATGGCAGCAACAGATATACCGTATGAAGAGCTGGTAGGTTCCTGTTCTTTTTCATTCGCCAAAGGCGGCTCGTCGGCTACTCGGATATTCAAAGTTGCGTGGTCTGACGCTGTGGCATTCGCTACATGGCTTAGGGGTAGCTATAAGATATGGCCTCCGGGTGAGTTTGAACCGCCAAACTCATTTCCTTACGCGCCGTTTCTGCAATGCGAGTCTGTTCGCGTCGAAGGCTTGGGCGTACCCGGGGAATCATTTAATGCCGATGGACCGTATATTACGTATGAGTATGCCAAAATAACTGCACAATATGGTCATGTCCTGAATGTTAGCCCTGATAACCCGGAGATTGTAGAAGAGGAAAATATATCTGTGGCAACTGAGATGCTCACCTTGCCAGATACAGAATATGAATGGACCAGCGACGGCACACCCATCAAAGGCGATGTAATGCCTGGTAAGATAACGAGCACTACACACTTTAGCATTACCCGTTATCATGTAGCCAGCTTGCCAGATTTGACGGTATCCAGTCTGACGGGTAAAGTGAATGATGCAGAGTGGCGCGGTTATGATCCTGAGCACGTAGTATTTGCGGGGGCCGAGGCTAGGCGCTCGACTACTGTAGACGGCGCCGAAGATTGGGAACTTACTTATCATTTTCTTATTAAAAGACATAGCTGGAACCATGCCTATCGAGATAAGATTGGAGCGGCGGAGGCAGTACGAACCAAGAACGGTCATGATCCTATATACGAGTCCGGCGATTTTACTACGCTAGGGTTGTCTGCATGATAACGCCATTCAAGAGAAAGAGAGCTGGTATCGACCCACTATCTGCGAACGAGTGGAATCGTATCTGTAAACTCGTCGAGGGTAACTCTAATCTCTCTGTAGCTCCGCCTTTGCGGCTACTTAGAACGGCGCAGGGCGCTGTGCTATCATTGGCCTCAAGAAGCCCTGATTTTTTCCCAGCTGTAATTGAAAGTGAAGGCCCAAACGCGGAGGCTAATTATACCGACCAACGCTATTGGGTGCGAGAACTAAAGATAACCAATAGCGGCGAACCCGATACGACCGATTTGGTTTTTGCTCCTCAAGATACGGATACTGCGCTTTGGGTAACAGCTACAAATCTCGCGGAGGTTGCCAGTCAAACGCATTTATTAACTGAAGTGCAAACCGGAGTAATAGTTTTTCGGGGTTGGGACCAAGAGCCGATAGCTCGATACTATTTCTATTCACTGGGCGAGCTAGACGACCCTGCGGTCCCTGATGCTATCGGCGTAGCGATAGACGGCACATCTAACGATGCTGCCGATGCTGACACATGGGACAGAGAGTCCCCGACGGCGGGTAAGGATGGGCTGACAATACCGATAACCTGCCGTCTAGTGTACGACCACAATGGGGACGAGGATTTACACGGCTTCTACCGCACCTTCACTTTCGACGAGATGGGTAGGCTGACGGACATCTCAGCCGAGACTGAATACACAATCGACGACCCCGGAGCGTGTCCATAGGAGACTAAATTGGTACACTTGAAAAAAGGTGCAGACGGTCATTTGCTCAAGAATGCGGCGGGGCATTTGGTAAAGTATATCCAGGGGGAGCCTTGCTCTTATTGTGATTGTACGGAACAGTATAATCAGTATCAAGCCGTGGTAAGTGGTGTAACAGTATGCAACAGTGTTTGCTATGATAGCGACCCTGGAGAGGGCGACCAATGTAGTACAACGGTTACAGGAATCGACCCAAATGGCAATCATACATTAACCAGATGGACCGATTGCGGCTGGAAGAAAGTTACAGAAGGAACTTTTGGAGAACAAAAACGCTGGGGCGGGGCAAATTGTGGTGATGAGCCGTTGTTGTTTACTACTGATATTGAATGGAGGTATATATCTATATCAAGATGGGCGACGGAATGGCAATGCACAATACTGTATTCTCAGTTTGACGACTTTGCGTGCAATCTTATCGTTTTCTATGGCACGAAAACGGTTGCTGCTGGTGATTGTGGTCCTGTAGTAATACCCAATGAATTGGCTGGATGTGTTGGATATGCTAGTGCCCCCAGAACCCCCTGCCTCTGTACGGAAATACTCAGTTTTGGGCATGGAGGAACGGTAACGATAACGCCTGTATGAGAAACTTCTTTACATCATTCCATTGTACTAGCCAAGCCCATTGCGGAACCTGTCGCTGGCAGTCGGAGGAAGGGAGAAAGTGGCGGGACAGCATTGCCAGGCATTACGACGTGCCGGAAATAGACTTCGAGTGCCCGCACGGTAAGCCGTGGACGAAGGAGCTAAAACAAGCGAAGATAAAAGGGGCAAAGGCACAAAGGCACAAAGAAGCACAGCAGCGAGAGGATATACCGGCGGACGCTATCAGTATTTGCCAGAACTGCCATGAAGCGCGAAGCTGCCCGAATACGACCGTCTGCTGCGGAGGCAAACTACTGGTACATATTATCGTACCATGCCCGCACGGATACTGGACTATTCAGCCCGTTGCCGAGTCAGGGTCGGTCTCCCCCGGATGAAGTGGCGGGCTGATATTATCTATGGTGTTTTTATGAACCTACCAAAATCGCCGTTTTTGGGCTAACAAGCCGGGTTTTGACCGCAAAGTCCTATAAACCAGGTGTCCAACCTAGCCAATTTGGCACATTTCTTTTGTGTTCACAGTAAAAATAATTGACATTCTTAGAAAAAATCATTGCGCTTGTCTTGACGGGATGCTATACTTTTAGCGAAAGGCGGTAACGATGAATAAACTCGCTGAGACATTAGAAGCCCAGGGGCGTAGGCAGTCGTGGCTGGCGGAGCAAATTGGGGTTACGCCGGCAACCATTAGAAATTGGATAATCGGCCAGACAGCCCCGACTGTAGAGCAAGCCCAAACAATCAGTTGGCTATTGGATGTGCCCTTGGATGATATTTTTCCAAATAACCGTGGCAACGGTTAGGCCAAAGGCCGGGTTTACGCAAGGATAGCCCGGCCCAGGCCGCTACAAAGGAGACCAATTATGCGTAAATTAACTTTATGTGCAACGTTGTTGTTGATTCTACCTGGCTGTACTGCTGAGTTTAATTGGCCTGCAAATCTACCCCAACATCTTAGTTTTACCTGGACTGGTGTGACGATTAGCTGGCCGGTTATCCTCGGTATTGTCTTGGCAATTTGGCTAATCCGGGAAGTCAAGCGTTTGATTCGTAATGCGAGCAAAAAAAATAATGGCCAGGAGGACTGAGAGCCATGTAAACCGGGGCGGGCGTTAGTCGGCCTAGCTCGCCCCGGAGTAATAAGGAGCAAACTATGTGTAGAGAAGCGTCGTTCGTCTTGACCAAAACAAAGGTTTATTGGAGTAGAACATCAGATTCACATGAGGAAATTATAGCCGAGCATAAATTGAACGAAAGCGGAACAAGAGGCGTAAATATCCTTCGCGTGGAGATAGTGCCGCCCCACAATGACTACAGCATCCCCGCCAGAAAGTGGGTGTTCGGTTTCGACCAAGACCTTCTGCCTAAATGGGCCAACAAAGAAAAAGACGAGAAGCGGGTGCGACGTGAACTAGCTAAATGGATAAAAGCTAAGGTGATTCTTCCCGGAAAAACAATAGACAACTTGCAAGGGTGTTGTGCCTATTTATATGGCACGGTGCAGAACGTCAAGGATGGCGGCACGGTGCAGAACGTCAGGGATGGCGGCACGGTGCAGAACGTCGGGGATGGCGGCACGGTGCAGAACGTCAAGGATGGCGGCACGGTGCAGAACGTCAGGGATGGCGGCACGGTGCAGAACGTCAGGAATGGCGGCACAAAATATATTCCGGCAAAGCAAAGGGAGAATGATCCGCCATGTAACCGGGGCGGGTGAAAGCTAACAATGTTCATCGACCTGGCTCGCCCCGGAATAACAAGGAGACTAATATGTGCATAGGAATAAGTACGCTAGTTGTCAAAGGTCGCCGATCCGCAATTTGGGACGAGCTGAATCCAGGGCACAGCAAGTTGATTGACGCCAACAACTTT